AAGAAGAGAAGGCGGACTGACAGTGTTGTTTTTTTTGAATCCCCGATTTTTAGGGTATAATAAAAAACGCATTTTTTACATACTTAAATTTTGATGAAACCATAGAAAAACCTAATATTATAGATATGACAAAAGACCCTAAAAAATTTGCACCAAAAGGCAATGCACCAAAAAAAAGAAAAAATCATAGTAATAGCACTTCAAGAAAAAATGAGATTGCACAGGCGGCAAACCGTGAAATATTACCGCCGGAAAATTTTAGATTTAGAAAAAAGGATTGGAATAATTTTGATATTATAATCGAACAATTCCCTAGATTAGAATGGACTTCATACAAAATTGCTCTTGCCGCACAGTTGGCGCAAGCCATGACAGAACGAGAAAAAGAGGCAGATATGATGCGTAGGGAAGGCGCTGTATTAAAGAAAAAATCAATAGTGCGTGGTAAGGGTGATGAGCCAGATAAGGTTGTAACAATTGGCACATATACCAACCCGCGAAAATCAGTTATAGAATCTTGGCGGCAAGAAATTACACAGCTAACACGCATGCTTGGACTCAACGTGCAAGCCACAGGGGAAACAACAAAAGACCGAAGGAATCGTATTAATAGAGAAAAGAAAATTGAAGAAGGTTTTGTTTCAGATCCTAAAATTTCTTCACTATTTGCGACTCCAATTAAATCATAGGGTTATAAAATGCCCCATACAAAAGAATTAACCCGCGCAGAAAAAGCCATAGAATTTATTCATGGCACATGCATAATTCCAGAAGGCAAATATGTAGGTCAAAAATTAATATTAGAAGAATTTCAACAAGATTTTTTTCGTCTTATTTTTGATCAGGAAGTTAGCGTAAAGCAGGCTATATGGTCTATGGCGCGTAAAAACGCAAAAACTACTACTATTGCATGCCTTGTACTGGTTTTTCTGGTTGGCCCAGAAGCTATACAAAATTCACAAATTGTTAGCGGCGCAATGTCTAAAGATCAGGCGGCACTTGTTTTTAATACGTGCTGCAAAATTATTAGGATGAATCCAGAACTTGAAAACCGCATACAGATAAAAGAGGGCGTAAAAGAATTAGTTGGGTTAGGTGTTAATACGCAATACCGCGCACTTTCAGCGGAAGCAAAAACAAAGCATGGTTTAAGCCCATTAGTTGTTATTTTTGATGAATTAGGGCAAGTGGTTGGCCCCCGCGATGATTTTTATGAAGCCCTTGAAACTGCGCAGGGTGCATATGACAACCCGCTATTTATTATAATTTCAACGCAATCAGCAAACGATACTGATTTATTATCTATTTTAATTGATGATGCGCTTGAAGGCAAAGACCCTAGCACAGTTTGTTTATTACACGCCGCGCCGGATGGGTGTGATTTATTGGACGAGTCCGCTTGGAGCGCAGCGAATCCAGCAATGGGCACTTTTAGAAGCTATGAAGATATTAAAAAACAGGCAAATGCCGCGTTGCGTATGCCTTCAAAAGAACCCGCATTTAGAAACCTGATATTAAACCAGAGAGTAACAGCAACAAACCCATTTATTACCCGTGAAACGTGGCGAAGATGTGGCGGGGAAGTAAATGTAAAGCCGGAAGATTGTGAAGAACTTTATGGCGGTTTGGACTTGTCAGCACGTACGGACTTAACAGCATTTATTTTATTGGGGCGTATAGGGGAAAATTGGTATGCCTTTTGTTATTTTTGGACACCCGAAAAAGGATTACATGAACGCGCCGCCCGTGATCGTGCCCCATATGATGTTTGGCACAATCAAGGATTTTTATTAACCACGCCAGGAGCAACGGTTGATTATGAGTATGTGGCAAAGGAAATTGGAGAAATTACCGCCGGAACAAATTTAAAAGGGATCGCATTTGACCGTTGGCGCATAGATGTTTTCAAAAAAGAAATGGAGAATATAGGGCTAGATTTGCCAATGGTAGAATGGGGGCAAGGCTTTAAAGATATGGCCCCCGCATTAGATGCCATTGAAGAAGTAATTTTAAATGAAAATCTAATACATGGTAATCATCCGGTTTTAACCATGTGTGCGGCATCCGCCGTGGTAACTAAAGACCCATCCGGCAATAGAAAATTAGATAAAAGCAAAACAAGCGCCCGTATTGATGGCATGGTAGCCGCGGCAATGGCTATGGGGCTTGCTGCAAGAGATAATACAGATCCTATAGATTTAGATGATTTTTTAAATAATCCGGTAATAGCTTAGATATTGTTAAGATTGTCAAAAAGATTTAACCTGTATGTGATATAAATATATTGCTATATAGGCACTTCCTGTAAAGGAAAATCAAAAAGGTACATCACATGGGATTAATCCGACAATTTTTTGGCACATTTTCAAACGGACAAACACGCAGCAAGGGAAGACAGGAGTCGGGGCCGTTTGGTTATCAGGATGAACCCGCCGTGCCAGTTACCGCAGATACCGCCATGCAGCTAAGTGCGGTTTTTGCATGTGTGCGCATCATAACTGAATCTATCGGCGCGCTTGATATTCGCATGATGGCTAAAAATAATGATGGCAGTAATTCCATTGAAGAAAACCATGATTTAGCAGTTTTTTTAAAAGGAAAAATCAATAAGTGGCAAACGTGGCAAGAGTTTATTGAATGCATTGTATATCAATATGTTTTGCATGGTAATGCCTACGCGTTAAGGCAAGAAAAAAACGGAAGATTAATTTCTCTTGTACCCCTTATGTCACAACAAATGGAAGTTGAATTAACAGAGGATGGGGCAATCATATATCATTATCAGGAAGGCACAACACACAGGGTTTTTTCATCCAAAAGCATTGTGCATTTTAAGTTGTTTGGTAATGGTATTGTGGGTGTAAACCCTCTTAGATTTGCCAGAAATACCATTGCCGTTGGACAAGCCGCAGAAAAACAAACAGGTAAAGTTTATAAAAATGGCGGCAAACCTTCCGGTGTTTTAATGTTAGATAGAACTTTAAAACCAGAACAAAGGGATCAAATTAAGAGTCAGTTTTCCGGACTTTCAGAAGGTAATAATGATAGACTATTCGTTTTAGAAGCCGCCATGCAATACAAGGCGGTTTCATTATCACCACAAGATATTGAACTTTTGAGCGCCCGCCGTTTTCAAATTGAAGACATTGCAAGGTTTTTTGGTGTGCCAAGCATTTTAATTAACGATGCCGCCCAAAATACGGCATGGGGTAGCGGTATAAGTGAAATTATACAAGGCTTTTATAAGTTTGGACTTGTACCATATATGAAGCGCATTAAAGGGCGTATGGCAATGTCTTTATTAAAACCGGATGAAAGATTAAAATACTTTTTCGATTTTGATTTTGAATCTTTGTTAGAACCTTCATTTAGTGAGCGCGTAAAGTCCGGCAAAGAAGGTGTGACAGGCGGATTAATAACGCCAAATGAGTGGAGAAATAAAGAGGGCATGACAGATAAACCCGCAGGTGATAAACTTTATTTGCAACAACAAATGACTCCGATTGAGGATCTGGACAAAATAGACAGAAAGACCGTGAAGGATGCCAAAGAATAAAGATTATAAAGTTATTGAGGAGCAAGCCCAAAAAGATTTGCGGGCATACTTGCCGCAAAGCCTTATGGCTAGATGGCAACCAGAAGTGCATGCCGCCAATGATGATGATGAAAGCATTTTAAATATTTATGATGTGATTGGTTATGATTATTGGACGGATGGCGGTATTACTGATTCTTCCGTCACAAACTTTTTAAAACGCAACAAGGGCAAAGATGTGACCATTAACATTAACAGCCCTGGCGGTGATTTTTTCCAAGGTTTGGCAATTTATAACATCCTAAAAGAACATGATGGAGAAGTAACCACGCGTGTTATTGCCCTTGCAGGAAGCGCCGCAAGTATTATTGCTATGGCCGGCACAAAAAGAGAAATTGCGGAAAGCGCCTTTTTTATGATTCATAATGCGTGGTCAGTTTGTGTGGGCAATCGCAAAGAAATGTTAGAAAAGGCAGATACCTTAGAAAAGCTAGATGCATCTATGGTGGGCATTTATGCCAAGCACAGCAACTATGATAAAGAAAAAATCATTGAGTTGGTGGACGCGGAGTCATGGATTAACGCAGATGACAGCCTAGCAATGGGCTTGGCAACGGCATTAATAGATGATGAACAAACAGAAGTTGACGAAAGCGAAGAAGCAAAACATAATGCTAGCTTGAAAGAGATTGATTTGGCGCTTGCGAAGGCAGGAAAAACCCGCAGCCAAAGGCGCGAAATTATTAAGGATTTTACTTCTAAGCCGAGCGCTAGAAGTGAAACGGTCATTAAGTCGGGCGCTAATGACGATTGGTTAGATGAATTATCATCTTTATCTAAAACTTTAAAAGAAAACTAGGAAAGGAAGGTTATTATGCCTGATTCAGACCCAAACAAAATTATTGGAGAGTTTAAGACTTCTATTGAAGACTTCAAAGCTTCCCAATCGGCATTGCATGAGCAATTTAGAAATGACATCAAAGACAACGGTGAAATTTCAGCCAAAGCACTTGCCGCCGCAGAACAAACGGCAAAAGATATTGCAGGGGCATCCGCCCGCATTCTTGAAATTGAACAAGAAATGCAAGATGCCGTTGCAAAAGGAAAAGCACCTGTTAAGTCACTTGGTCAAATGGTTATCGAGTCAGATCAATTCAAAGAATTTGCACAAGGTAACACTTCAACCAAAATGACTTTTAAAGCCAATACAATTATTGGTCAGGAAGGCAGCCCGCCGGAAAATAGTGATACGCTTGTAGCCCCACAAAGGTTGCAGGGCATTATTCCTGGCGCTTCACGTTTGCTGCGTATTGCAGATGTGATTCCACAAGGCACAACCACATCAAATGCGGTTGAATATACCCGTGAATCATCATTCACAAACAATGCCGCGGAAACTGCAGAAGCGGGATCAAAGCCAGAATCAGCACTTGGTTTTGAACTTGTCACAGCAAACGTTCGCACAATTGCACACTTTATCAAAACTTCCGTGCAGGTGATCGAAGACGCACCCGCACTTCAAAGTTATATTGATGTGCGCATGCGTTACGGTGTTGATTATCGCGTTGACTCTCAAATTTTGAATGGCAACGGAACGGGGCAAAATATCAGTGGTATGATGGATACCGGAAACCATACAGCCTTTACAGCCGTATCCGGTGAAAATCAGCTTGATAGCATTAACCGTGCTATTTATGCCGTATATGCCGCTGATTATGCACCAACGGCAATCATTATGAACCCTGCTGATTGGGGTAAAATTGAGCGCCTAAAGGTTGGCACGGCAGATGACCGTTATGTTGTTGGTAATCCAACGGGCATGGTTGGCCCTATGTTATGGGGGCTTCCGGTTATCATTTCAAATGCTATGACAAGCGGCAAATTCTTGGTGGCTTCCTTTGACATTGCTTATATGTTGTGGAATCGTCAGGAAACGGTTGTTGAAATGTTTGCACAAGACGAAGACAACGTACAAACAAACCTTTTGACAATTCGCGCAGAAGCAAGAAAAGCCCTTGCCACATACCGCCCCGCATCCGCACAAGGTGGTAATCTATTAGCTGCGTAATATTGACGTAGTTAAATATTAAACATAGTATAAAGGGGCTTAATTGCCCCTTTATTTTATTTAACGAAAGAGAGTCCAAAATGTCAGAAAAAGAAATTCAAACAAACGAAGCCACAAAGCTTGAAGCCCTAGAAAAAACGGGATCTAATCACCTGATTTGCACACAAGAAACCACAAGTGTTTATTTTGGTAATGTTTATGAAGGAAAAATTATCAAAACAGATAAAAAGCTTGCAAAACATGCCATTGATGCGGGTTTTGCGCGTAAAATGACAGAGGAAGAAGTTAAGGCATATAAAGAAACCCTTGCCAAAGAAGCAAAAGAAGCCGCCGCAAAAAAAGAAGCCGCCGCAAAAAAAGCGGAACTGCAAACAGATGATGTGGCAAGCTTTAAAAAGCTGATTCAGGAAAATGAAGCAGAATTTGAGGCTTTGAAAACGCAGATTAAAGAAAAAGATGAAAGAATCGCGGAATTAGAAGCTGCATTAGAAGTTGTCACAGAATCAGAAGGTGAAGAAACCCAAACAGAAGAAGAATCACCTGTACCGGACGAAGGACAAAAAGAAGATTCCAAAACGGGTGACGACTCCAAAGAAGATGAAGGCAAAAAAGAGAAGTCTAAAAAATAATGGCTTTAATTGATCTTACACTGGCAAAACAACATTTAAGGGTGGATCATTCCGATGAAGACACCCTTATAGGTACGTACGTTGCCGCGGCACTTGCACACATCAAGACTTATTTGAATGTGCATGAAATTCCCATTGAAGACGATGTGAAGGCCGCGGCACTATTGCTAGTGGAAGATTTATATGCAAACAGAAGTGCAAAAATTGAAGGCGGCATAAAAGACAATCCGGCGGTTACTAATCTTTTACATCCGCACAGGCAGAATTTAGGCATTTAAAATGCAAACTATAGAATTTGATGCATATATTTTGAAATCAATTTCATTTGATTCTTATATTATGCCGGAAACAACACACAACGGGTTTATATAATGAATTTTTATGCAAAAGTTGTAAAAGGCGATTCGGTTAAGTTGGTTTTTAATATTAAAACGCGTGATAATGAATCCGTTGATCTTACAGATTATACCGCCGCCGCTTTTACAGTAAAAAAACGCTTAAACGAAGCCGCAGATATTGAAAAAGCCCTTGGGGGTGGTGTTACTATATCGGATGCACCAAACGGCACGGTAGAAGTTGTATTAAGCCCCGCAGATACGGCAAATTTAGAAAACGGCAAGTATTTTGCAAATTTACAGTTTACGGACGATTCAGAAAACGTATATACCATGCAAAGTTTTGGATATACCTATTTTATCTTAGAATTATTGGCAAACATTGATGAATAGCATCATAATTATAGCATGCGGCCCAAGTGTGACACCTGAAATGGTGGAATATTGTAAGGGCAAGGGCTATGTTGCCGTTATTAATGAAGCCCATTTATATGCGCCATGGGCGGATCTTCTTTATGCATGTGATGGTGATTGGTGGGAATCATATAATGGATGCCCTGATTTTCAGGGTGAAAAGTGGACTGTAAACGATGCCGCCGCGGATAAGTATGATTTGTACCACATTAAGGGCGTACCAAACCTTATTTATTCAGATAATCCGGAAGAAATAGCCCTTGGTGGTAATAGTGGATATCAGATTTTAAACATGATGGATGTTTGGGGTAAAAATAACGGTTATGACCGGATTATATTGCTTGGTTATGATATGGGCGGATTGCCAGGGCAACAAAAACATTTTTGGGAAAAAGACCATAAGCCCAAAATTGAGCGTGGCAGCAATTACCACACATGGATTAAAAATTTCAACAAATTAGCCCCTAAATTGCAATTACCCGTTACAAATTGCAGCCTTCAAAGCAAATTACAGTGCTTTCCAAAAAAACATTTGTATAATGTGTTATGAGTTTAAGAAATGCCCTGTTTTGGATCTCTTTTATCGCCATAAATATCTATATCTATTTTTACGGCATTTAGTGTGGTAATTTTTATATATGAGATCAGGCGAATTAACAGATCGTATTTATTTTGAAAGCCCCACGGAAGTAAACAATCATGGATCGGTTGAATTAACCTATGCGGATGTTTCAGGGGATTCGCCGCCTTCACCAACATGGGCAAAAGTTATTTCTAAAAAAGGTGATGAAGCTTTTGAAAGCGCTCGTACAACGGCGCGCCGGACGGTTGCAGTAAAGTTAAGGTATAGAAGTGATGTTTTAACATCCTGGCGCCTTAAATGGAATAATGAGTATTACCACATTATAGATGTTGACCGGACAAAAGCCCGCCAAAATGAATTGTGGCTTATGGCAGAATTGATAGGGGCGGAATAATATGAAAGTAGATATTGACCTAGAAGGCTTTGATAAACTGGATAATGCTTTAAAGCAGTTGCCATTAAAGGTGCAGCGCCGTGTATTGCAGAACGCCGCCACAAGTGCCATTAGAGTTGGTGCAAAAAGCATCAAAAAAGATACGCCAAGAGGTGTTGAAAGATCACCCGCAAGTGAGCAATACGGACAAGGGTATAGAAATATTCGTGTGAAAAGAACAAAGCCCCGCGGCGCAAATAGAAATTTTGTAAGTGCCAAGGTTGATACAAAAAACGCGTTTTGGCTTTATTTTTACGAAAAAGGCACACGATATCAACCGGCCCGCCCGTTTTTTGGGCGCGCTTTTCAAAATGCCGTACCACAAATGTTGGCAAAGCTTAAAGAAAGGCTTTCAATTGGTATTGAAAGAGAGGTTAAAAAACTGAAATGACTCTAAAATTACCAGAATATGCCATACATGAATTGATTAAAACGTTAGCAGATACCAACGTTTTTTATATGAAAGCCCCAAAGGATGCGCCTAGTAAATATATTATTATGCAGAACATTACAGGGGATAGAGACAGGCACATAAACGGGCCTTCCGGTATGGCGCAAGATTACTTTCAAATAGATGCCTATGCAGAAAAATATTATGATGCCAAAGCCCTTGCTGCGGAAATAGAAGAAACACTTGATGGGTATAAGGGAACGGTTTATTATGGTGATAATTCGCCACAAGATTTTGTGCGCATTGGTGGAATTTCATTTCAAAGCGCTGAAGATGCATACGATCAAACGGATGAACCTTTTTTATATAGAGTAATTGCGGAATATCTTGTAACATACGAACGATAAGGAGTTTTTAAATGTCAGATGCAATCGAAACCCAAGGGTTTAAACTGGAAATCGGGAATGGTGATTCCCCTTTGACGTACACAGAAGTTAAAGAGATCAAAAACTTTAATGGTTTTGATGGATCGGCAAGTGAAATTGACGTTACACACCTGCAAAGCACAGCCAAAGAATTTAGGATGGGCATTCAGGATAATGGGCAATTTAATGTTGATGGCAACTTTTTACCAGGTGATGCAGGGCAAGACCTTATGCGCGCCGCCCGTGCAAGCCGTGAAATCCAAGACTTTAAAATAACTTGGAGTGATGACTCAACCACAACTTTCCAAGGTTTTGTGCAAGGTGCGCCTAGATCCGGCGGTGTTGACGCGATTGTAGAAGCTAGCTTTACAATTCGTATTTCCGGTGATATAACAGATTCATAAATGTAGATTTGTTCATGTGCTTGGGGTGTGGTTAATAACCATGCCCCAAACTTCAATTTAAAGAAAGGTAAGTAAATGATTATCAGTAAAAACCCCCTAAACGCAGAAGTTATAGTAAGCCTTAAAGGTAAGGAATACACTTTATGTTACGATTGGGAAGCCTTAAATAAAGTTAGGGCACACTTTAAAGATGACTCGGTATTAGATCGTTTGCATGGTGTTAATCCGGAAGGCATTGCCAAAATTCTTGAATTTGGGCTTGCCAAACACCACAAAGAAATTACAGCCAAAGAAATTATTAAACTTAGCCCGCCATTATTCAAAGTAATTGAAGCCGTTGGCGAAGCGGTCACATTATCATATTTTGGTGAAGATGTACCAGAAGAACTAAAAGGCGAAAATGTACCAGAAGTGCCTATTAAAGAATCCAAAAAAAAGACTACATAAAGGAAGCTTTTAAGCTTTCTTTTAAAATAGGCATAGACCCCAAAACATTTTGGAGTATGACTCCTTATCAGCTTAATATCTGTTTAGAAGGATATGAAGAAAACACAATTGATGACTATAATTTAAAAATGTACGTCATGTGGCACAATGCCATGATTCCTTTATTTGAAAAGAAGCCGGACTTAAAACAATTTATTTATTCTGAAAATCAAGTGCAAGATAGCATTGAAAAACGTATAATAAATGAAAAAGAGTTTAAGGCGGCACTAGGGGCATATCAAAAGCGCCGCGATAAGGAAAAAGTCAAAGATGGCAACACTTGCGAAGCTAACAGCATACCTTAACGTCAATTCGGCACAATTTGAATCGGGCATGAAACGTGCCCGATTGGGTTTAACCAAATTTGGGGATGTGGCAAAAAAGAGTGCCACAATTGCCGCGGGTGCAATGACGGTGGCCGGCACAGCCGCCGCATTATTGGCAACCAGACAAGCCGCGGTTATTGACCAAACAGCAAAAACAGCCACAAAGCTTGGGGTTTTAATTGGTGATTTACAGGCATATAGACTTGTGGCACAGGAGTCAGGCGTTGCCACAAATACATTTGATATGGCATTGCAGCGACAAACCCGCCGTGTGGCAGAAGCCGCACAAGGCATGGGCGAAGCGCAGGGCGCGTTAAAACAATTAAATTTGGATGCTAAAGCCCTTGCGCAATTATCCCCTGATAAACAATTTTTAGAAATAGCCACAGCGCTTGAAGGTGTTTCAAGCCAAAGTGAAAGAATCCGGTTAGCGTTCAAGCTTTTTGATAGTGAAGGTGTGGGTGTGGTTAATATGCTTGGTGATTTATCCGGCGAACTACAAAAAGCCCGTGAATTTAACGACAAATTTAACATTACACTTACCCAAACAGATGCCGCCAAAGTGGAAGAAGCCCGTGATACATTTGGACGTTTGGGGCAAATTTTGGGGGGCGTAGGTAATACAATTGCCGTTTATTTTTCACCATTAGTAACCGATCTAAGCAATTATTTGATACAAGCCGGATATGATGGCGAGTGGTTAGGGAAGGCCATAAATAGAGGTATGGCAGTAGCCGCCAAAGCCATTGATTTTGTGCGGCAAAGTATAATTGGACTTCAATATTTTATGACTTCCGTTTCACTGTTTATAGATAGAATGATTCTTGCCGCCACAGACAGTTTATTCAATGTGGCAAAAGCCGCGGCAGAATTTCCAGTAATTGGCGAACAAATGCGGCAGCTGGCAATTTCTATGAAAACATTGAATGATGCCGCCTATTTGTCCGGAAAAGAAAATATAAACAACCTTAAAGAACAAGAAAAAGCCGCCGGAAAATATAAAGACACGCTTGATTTAATCACAGAGTCGCAAGATCGCGCAGAAAAGAGGGCGCAACAACGCATTGCATCAAATACAGGCGGTGGATTCACATTGGGGGATGCAAACGCAGAGAAGAAAGCAGAGAAGAAAGCAGAAGATGCCGCCAAAGCCTTGGAAAAATTAAGGTTAGAGCATGACAAAGAAAGAATTGCCGCCCTTAAATCAAAAAATGCACTTGAGCAATATGGCGAAGCGGCAAAAGATGTACGCGGTCAAGTCATTTCACTGGCAACATCCGGACTTAACAACTTGGAAAACAGCTTTCTTGCCGTTACACAGGGCACAAAAAGTTTTGCGGATGCCTTCACAGACATGGCAGCTTCCATATTGGAAGATATTGCCCGCATGCAAATACGCAATAGCATAACAGGGCCGCTTTCAAGTTTTTTAAATAATGCCATTGGGGGCTTGTTTGGATTTACAGGGGGGCCAAGCATTACCCGCGGTGCACCAACGGCAAATTTAGGCGCTTATACGGGCGCGGGGTATTCTTATGCATCATATGCCACAGGAAGCCGCAGCATTATGCGTGACCAAATGGCGCGGGTACATAAAGGGGAAATGATTATACCCGCATCACAGGCAAATAACGGCGGTAGAATGCCACAAATTGTTATTAATAACTATGATGCCGGAAACACAGCCGCAACCGCGCAAGCATCACCTAGCGGGGATCGCATAGATGTGGTAATAGATAAAATACAGGCGGGCAACATCCGCCGCGTAGGAACGCAAACAGATGCCGCCCTAAGACAACGCAACAAATTACCATTATCAAAGGGATAACATGCCTACTTGGCCCGCATCATTACCACAAAATGTTTTGCAATCTGGTTTTAATTTTCAGTTGCCAAACACAAGTATTGCAACCGATATGGACACGGGGCCAAAAAAGGTACGCCGCAGAAACACAGCCCAAGTAACAGTTTATGCGGTTGAATTACTATTAAACGCCGCAGAACTTGCCATATTTTTAACGTTTTTTAATGAGGATACACAATCGGGATCTTTACGGTTTGATTGGGTAGATCCAGTAACACAGGACGCAGCGGAATTTAGATTTAGTGTTTCAGATGGTGCGCCCTCCGTTTCTGCTAAAGAAGGTTTTTTTCAAGTTTCATTTAATATGGAGAAACTACCATAATGCCGCCTATTCTTTCAGAAAAAATGAGAACCGCCATTTATGCCCAAGAGTCGCAAGAAGTTTTAGTTTGGCTTTTACACATGGTGCATGAACAATTTGAAGACGGTGAAATTTATATATGTAATGACCCCACACAAGAGATTGTGGCGGGTGAATATGGCATAGTTTCAAACGGTCAGGAATATATTTATACACCATTTAGGGTTACTTTGCCGCCGGATGAAGATGGTCAAATAGCCCGTACCACATTAAGAATTGATAACATCACGCGTGAATTATCAAGGGAAGCCCAAGAAATAAATGGCGATCCGATTGTAGGCACTTTAAGTTTTTGTTTGGCAGATCAACCCGATCATATAGAAGCTAGCATAGCGGAAATGCAGTTTAAAAGCATAAGGGGTGATAAATTTTCTTTAGAATGTGATTTATTCCCTGAAATATTAGACGGCGAACAATTTCCGGCAAAAACATTTAACAACGCTGATTTTCCAGGACTCTATAGTGGATTTTAACAAATATGTACTTTCCGGCATTCCCTTTTTAGGCGGTGGTAGAGACTACAACGGCATTGATTGTTGGGGGCTTGTATGCCTTTTTTATAAAGAACAACTAAATATTAATTTACCAAACTATGATGGTGAATATAATTATGATGATTCAAAGGATTGCGCCAAGGCAATCATTAGAACATTTAACGATTGCGGCGATTTTGTCCGGATAAATAACCCCTTTGAAGGGTGCATAGTGCTTTGTAAATCTGAAAATCAACCTTTGCATTGTGGCATATATCGCAACGGTGGTAAGATGTTGCATATAATTGAAGGGCAAACCCCGAACATTGAAGAATTAGGCAACCATATATGGACAAACAACAACATACTGGGCTTTTACAGGTACAAAAAACACAACCTAAGTACGTAGAAAAAGGCAATGCTTTTATACGCGTTAGCCCTTTTGATGTTGGAAGCTATAAAATAGAATTTCCACTTGGGGCAACACTTCAAGAAATATTAGAAGTCGCTAAAATTAAATCTTCCTATATTCCAAAAGTTTATATTGGTACGCATCTAATTGATTCGGGGATTTATCACTTGGTAAGACCCAAAAGAGGGCAAACCGTTTATGTCAATGTTTTACCGCAAAAAGCAGTATTAAAGGCATTGGGGGCTATTGTAGGCATAGCCGTTGCCATTGCCGCACCATACCTTGCCGCAGCCATTGCCCCTACACTTGGCATTGCCGTGCCCGCCGCGGGCGCATTTTCATTAGGATTTTCAGCTTTAACCGCGGGTATTGGGCTTGCCCTAAATACCGTTACAGGACTTATTTTTAATTCTATTGCGGGGCCGGCAACGCCAAAATTATCAAGCGGGGTAAATCCAAACAGCACGATTGAAACCCAAAGCCAAACTTATTACATACAGGGTGCAAGAAATGTTGAAGCACCTGGCGCCCCCGTTTCAATATTGCTTGGGCAACATAGAATTGTGCCCAAGTTGGCAGCAAAAAATTACACCCGCGTAGAAGGCAACAAAGTATATTCACGCCAATTATTTCAGCTTTCATGGGGGAAACTTGAAATAGAACAAGAAAAATTAGGGGAAACACCACTTGAAAGCTATTTAGGTGTTGAGAGTGAAAACATTTTAGATGGCAATTCCACAGGGGATTTAACGTTATATCCGGCGGTGGTAAATCAACAAAGCTTAACAAAGAATTTAACGGATGCCGCAGATTGGGTGCAAGAAAGAACCATGGCGGATGTGGATGAATTTATAGTTAGAGTGGTATTTCCAAATGGTTTGGTACGCTATGACAACCAAAACGAAAAACAGCTTTATAGAGTAGCTTTCCAGATTCGATATTCAGAAGTTGGATCAACAAACTGGACAACATTTAGTTTGGACGCGCAGCAAGCCAAAGATTCCGCACATATTGTTTCACGCCTATTCAAAGTGCCCCGCGGTCAATATGACGTACAGGTAAGACGCGCAACCCCAGAACAAAATGATATTAAAATACGAGATGATTTAACTTGGACGGCGCTTGTAAGTTACCGGAATGAAACCCCTGTATTGCTTGATGGCATGTCTATGAAAGCACTTTCAATACAAGGCACAGAACAACTAAACGGGTCGCCCGATCAATATAATTTGGTAGGCCGGCAAATTGAATGCTTGGATTACAACCCTGAAACCGACACTTGGGAAGAAGGATTTACAAATAACCCCGCCGCCATTTTCCGTTATGTATTGCAATGCGGTGGAGCAAAAAAGGTATTTACCGACTCACGCATAAACCTAGAAAAACTGCAAGAATGGTATGTGTTTTGCCGTGATAAAGGACTCACATATAACGCCTATATTGATTATGCCACAGACAGGGAAACCCTATTAAGAGAAATTGCCGCCGCGGGCATGGCATCAAAGGCGCAAGTGTATGGCAAATATACGGTGGTAATTGATAATGAAAAAGAAGATATTGTAAGCCTTATCACGCCACGCAATTCATATGGTTATGCCTTTGAAAAGATTTTTGAAGAATACCCCCACGCCTTTAAAGTCACTTTCCTAGATGAAGAACAAGGGTATTTCCAAAATACAATTGTGGTCTATGATGATGGATATGACGAAACAAACGCCACAAGATTTGAAGAAATTGATTTTCCTGGCGTCACAAATAAAGAAGCCGTGCATAAGTTGGCGCGGCATCATATGGCGGTGGTAAGACTCCGCCCAATCATTCACGTAGTAACCATGGATTGGGAACATATGCAATTTAACCGCGGTGATCGGGTGGCTTTGCAATATGACACCGCATTGATTGGCATACAAGCCGCAAGAATAAAAGCCATAGGCGCGGATTATATAGATGTTGATGAAGAAATAGTAATTGAGTCCGGCAAAACGTATGGCATTAACGTGCGCACAAATTCCAACACCTTTGAGCGTTTGACCGTTCAAAACACAGTTGGAACAACAAAACGCTTGGAATTATTAACAATTCCTTCAAGTCTTGCGGTGGGTGATTTATTGGCATTTGGTGAAACCGAACGTGAAACCGCAGATATGTTAGTACAGGCCATAATTCCACAAGGCGAAGAAAACGCCGTAGTAAGGATGGTGGATTACAGCCCCGCCATTTTCCAAGCCAGTGAAGGCGCTATACCTACATATGAAGCCCCAATTACAATACCATCCGAATTTAAAAGACCCGAACCGCCGGAAGTTGTAAGCGTTATCACAGATGAATCCGCCCAAATAGTCAGCATGGATGATTCTATAACCAACCGTATGTTAATAACCCTGATTAACAATAACTCCTTTCCGGTGGAAACAATTATATTGGTGAAGCGCGCCGGAGAAGATGAATTTCAACCCGCGGATGCCGTTAAATATAGTGATGGCAAAATAGGCATATTCGGTTTGGTGCAGGGCGCAACATATAGCTTTGAATTGCGCTATAGAAGAATTTCAGGATCTAGCCTATCTAATAACGTTTCAGAAGTTGTGCAGCTTAACAACATTGTATTTACAGGAACATCAAACCCGCCGCCGGATGTACAAAATGTAAACATTGTTATACGCGGGGAAACTGCCTTTTTGGAATGGCAAAAAGTCAATGTTATAGATTTATCCCATTATGAGATTCGTTATTTTAGTGCCACAACGGGCGCAACATGGGAAAGCGGGTTAATCATAGATAACAGTATTGATAAACGGATTACAAGCCGTGCTATTCCATCCGGTATAGGCACATATATGATTAAAGCGGTGGATCGCCAAGGCAATAAATCAGCTAATGCCGTTTTTGCGGTCACAAATGTTGGCAAGCTTAATAATCTAAATACCGTTCTTACTATTAATGAGGGTGCAACATGGGGCGGTGTAAAAGAAGGCACATTTAATGATGGCGGAAATTTAAAGCTTGGCGGATCGCAAAATATTGATGATTACCCCTTAATTGACTCCGTGGACAACTTTGATTTTGGCGAAGGGGCATTATTAAACGAAGGCATATATTATTTTGAAGACACGGTAGATTTAGGGGAAGTTTTTGATAATGTCTTAACCGCTTCATATACCGTTTATGGTGATAGTCTAAGCGATAAAATAGATGATTGGGGGCTTGTCGATTCCCGTTCCGATTGGGATGGCGTAAGTCCGGATGATTACAATGTTGAATTACAAGTCAGAACTACGAATGATGACCCAAGCGGAAGCCCTGTTACATGGACAGAGTGGCAGCGATTTAATCCGGTTTCAGAATATACCGCCCGTGGTTTTCAATTCAGATTGGTTTTAAAATCACTTTCAGAAGATATAACGCCCGTGGTTTCAGCCTGTACGGTGGTAATAGACATGCCAGATCGTGACGAAAGCGGAAGTGTTTCAGATACAGGCACAAGCGGTTATTATACTGTTACATTTAACGAGCCTTTCAGAGTCGCACCAAATGTTGTAGTGACAGTTAATAATTTGCAATCCGGTGATGTGTTAAATGGCCCCGCAAACGTGACTACAAGCGGATTTGATATTAAGGTTACAAATGGCGGCGCAGATGTGGCAAGGTCAATATACTGGCAAGCGCGAAGCTATGGAAGGCAAACATAAAAGGTGGTAAGGTAATTTATGGCAGCAAGGCAAAAAAATGTTGTAGTGATCGAGTCTTATAATTCGGATAAAGCTTATCCGGACTTTTTAAACATTGACACCAAAACGGGTAATATTGCATGGCATGCGGTGGATAGAAAAGCCGGCCCATTTGCAACGGTTTTACAATTAGCCCTTGCCAAAGCCACACATTTTAAAACGGTTAAAGAAGCGGAAGCCGCAGTAAGGGCGGTGTTTGGAAATAAGTATAAATTTAGAACATCACACCAAACCATTATATTTGAGGACTAAAAAATATGGCTAGACCTACAGACATTACCATAGACAACGACACGGGCGCAGCCGTTAGAACGGATGTAAATAATGTAAATGCTGGCTTGGCATCCAACCATATTGGAAACGGGCAACCATCATACATTGTAACCGGTATGGATTACATTGATAATAACGCAAGCATTTGGCAATGGCTTTTATATGATGGGGGCGCAGATATTCATTTCATGGATATTGACCCCGCAACGAACAAAACCAGAAAAACAAATAATTTGGATGCGGTGGATCTGGATGATTTACCAACCGCGGCGCAGATACAAAACGGCGCAACAACTTATTGTGGCACAGCAACGGGAACAAACGCCTTGGCAGCATCCCCAAGCATTGCCCCTACAGCCTATGCCGCCGGACAAAGATTTAGCTTGATTACCGCCGCTCAAAATACAGGGGCTATGACGGTAAATATTGCCACATTGGGGGCAAAGAACCTTAAAAAGATTGGCGGCAATAATACCGCATCCGGTGATGTACCCGCAGGGGCATTAATTGAGTTTGAATATAATGGCACAGACTTTATTTTATTAAGCGCCACAAGAATCCCCGTACTGGCAGATTTGGCAGTAAAAGAAAGAGCCTTGGCATCACCAAAACAAGACCTTGGCAACATATCCGGCGCAACCGCCATTGATTTGGATAACGGGCGTTATGTTACATACACACCAACCGCCACAACAACATTTACGGTGAGTAATGCAAAGGCATCCGATCAAGTTGATTATGTAAGATTGCGCAGCACGGATGCGGGCGCGGAAACGGTGAACTTGCCAGGCACAATAACTTGGTTGACGGATGACGGTTTTGCCCCTGATTTTACAACATCTGGTGATGATGAAATATTACTTGTAACGGATGATGGATTTACAACATCCCTTGGTTTTGTGATTAAAACAGATATTTAAAAATGACCCTATTAACACAATTATTAATGGCAGCGGCAACGCGCAACCAACAAGCCCAAAACGTACGTGCGGTTAGTTTTGATGGGGCAAATGATTATCTTACACGCGGCGCAGGATATACGGGCGCGGCGGATAGTAAAAAAGGCACGGTTTCATTCTGGATTAAGCTTAATTCAAGTGGCAATGGAGTCCGCCAAAAAATCTTGGGGTGTTCTGATAATGACGCATATATAGAACGCCAATCTGATAATACATTTAGACTCCGCATGGAGGCAACATCCGGTGGGGCAAGTGTAGATGCAGAAACATCCGGAACATATACCGATGCAGACGGATGGTTAAACTTATTGGCATCATGGGATGCGGAATTATCTTTATGTCATTTATACATTAACGATACAGACGATTTGGCAGCATCCCCAAGCTTTAACAACACCAATATTGATTACACCCACGCAGAAGAAACCGTAGGGGCGCTTGATGGTGGCGGAAGGGAACTTGATGCAGATTTGGCGGAAGTTTATTTTAACATAGCCGAATATATAGATTTATCAGTAGAATCTAATAGACGTAAATTTATTACCACAGAAGGTAAGCCAAGTAATTTGGGATCGGACGGATCAACCCCCACAGGCACAGCGCCTATATTATATTTATCACTTGCCGCCGCCGCCGCGGTGAATACATTTGCAACCAACAAAGGTGCGGGCGGTGGAATGTCAATTACTGGAACTTTAACAGAAGCAAGCACAAGCCCAAGCGACTAAAAGGAAACTTAAAATGCCAAACACACATATTAACTCTTCATTACAGCCCGTAAATCCAAAAGAATTGTACCCATCAAGCGTATTTCCTATGAATAGGGATAAAATAACCGCGCCGGATGGCAAAGATTATTGGAAGATCAACCCGCCGCGCAGCCGCCCAAATGAAAATCAAAACGCGGTGGAAGACGGTTATGAAATTGTGGATGATAAAGGCTATGAAAAATTAGTAATCACATCCAAGCCGCCGGAAGAAATTGAAGCCAATTTGGTTAATACAAAATTGCGGGCATATGCAAAAATCAATAATGCCGCAGAAGCAAAGCGGCTTCAATATATAACGCCTGGCGCCGGACAAGCAAACAGTTACCGCCAAAAATATGAAGAAGCGCTTGCATTTTTGGATGATACAGACCCGCAAGCCGGAGATTACCCATATATCTTTTTAGAAGCCGCCGCAACAGGGGCCGGCACAATCGAAGTGGCACAACTAATTGTCAGTACACGCAATTTATTTGTGCAGCTTGATGCGGTAATAGAATCGAAGCGCCGCGGGTATGTGGTGGCTATTGATGCCGCGGGCACAAAAGAAGACGTAGAATCAATTTTAGAAAGTGTAAGTTATGAATTACCAGATTGAAGTTATTACAAATATTAATGATATTGCGAATCATCCCGATGTACGTTGGCAAGCCCGCAATATTTCAGTGAACATGAAGCCTTGGACGGTTACACTTAAAATAAATGGTGAGCCAAAAACGTTTACCGTGCCAAAAGGGTTTCAAGCAGATGGATCGAGCGCGGCAAGTATTTCTTCAATCATAGGAATTATGGCAGATGGCAGAAACCGCCCCGCATGGCTTTTACATGATTATCTTTATGACCACAGCAACGGTTTAACCCGCAAACAAGCAGATTATATTTTTTATTATATGCTAAAGGCTTTAAATATGGGTGATTTTAGGGCAAAATTAGCATATGCCGCCGCAAGACTTGCGGGGTGGATTTACTGGAATTAATTATATTGTGGGGAATAAATTTTGTTTGTAGATTGGATAATGGAATATTGGCCCATTATAGCATTTTTAAGCGCCCATTTATTGGCATTATTGATTGCCATTATTAAATTTAGCAATAGGTTTGCGAAGTTGGAAACCCGTATTGAACACATAGAAAAGAATCAGGACGATACCCAAAGCCTAGCTTTAAAGGTTGCGGGATTGGTTGCAGATACTCGAAATGTAAGGGAAAGCATTTTAAGGATAGAAGCGCACTTACTTAAAGATAGAAAGTGAAGCCATGAATATTGCTTTGATTGAAGACAGCGAAATTTTCAGACACTTATTTATTATTTATGCAAAAGATTTGGGGCTTTCTAATATATCGGAGTTTTCTAATTTAGAAAAATTTAAACAATCACAAATTAATTTTGATTTGGTGTTTACTGATTTAAATTTACCCGATGCGTGGGGGCATGATACAGTAAACCACATAAGACAAAAAAATAAGTCTTGTTATTTAGTGGTAGTTACAGCCCTTGCAGGGCAATATTTTACGGGTACAATAGCCGCAGAATTAATAAAGTCCGGTGCAAACGAAGCCATTTCTAAGGATGATTTAAACCCTAAAAAGCTTTCTTTTATTCTGCAAAACGCAAACAGTTATTTAGGAAACCATAAAAATGAATCTCAATTATGAAACCTTTTTTGCCTATGTCAGAAATGCCCCATTTGGCGGGCGTTTAACCATTTCACAAGTACAGGGTTTAGAAGCCGTTTTAAGAGCGTTTAAAGACGGTGGGCACAAAGACCCAAGATTTTTGGCATACATCATGGCAACGGCATACCATGAGACAGGCGGCAAAATTCAGGCGGTTAGGGAAGGTTTTGCAAAAACAGATGCCGCCGCCCGCAAAATTGTTTCTAAATACAAGTATGGCAAACCGGATGAAATCACAGGGCACGTATATTATGGGCGCGGTTTGGTACAACTTACATGGAAAGAAAATTATGCAACCGCACGGGAATTAACGGGCTTTGATCTTGTTAATAATCCAGATAAGGCGCTGGATTTGCAAATAAGTGCCTATATTCTTGTGGAAGGCATGGTACAGGGCTTGTTTACAGGTAAAGCCCTAAAAGACTATTTCAAAGAAGGTTATGAGAATCCAGAAGGGGCGCGCAAAATTGTGAACGGCACAGACAAAGACGAATTAATAGCCGGATATTACTTTAATTTTATTGGCGCGATTGAAAAAGCCACACAAGCCGAAAAACCAAAAGATGTGACAAAGGAAAAGGCACAGCCGGATAAACCAAACTTGGCAACCGATCAAACATTACTTGGCGGTATTTCCGCGGTGGCAGGATCGGGCGCGCTTGGCGTGTTTTCTTCAATTGATTCCCCATGGGCATTGGCGGCATTCGCCATTGTGTGTGTGGGCGCATGGGCGTTTTTAACCGGACGTTTAAAAATTATTCGTGAAGCGGGCGCATAGTGACCAAATTATATTTATATATTGCGGGTTTTTTGGCGGTGATGTTATTTTGGATGCATTATCAAGGCATTTTACTGGAAAACAAAGCCCTTGCCGCCACAGTCAAAATACAAAAAAGAACTATTGCCGCGCTTGATGAAAGAGACATTTTGTTAAAGCAAGCATACGAAGAAGAAAGGGAAATATTGGATGAAATACGGAATACGCCGGAAGATCAAGACGGCCCTATTGCTCCTGTTTTGCGCAACACTATTAAGCTCTTGTCAGACCCCTAAAGCCGAACTTCCCGAATCCTTGTTTATTGTGCCGGAATATCCTAAATATCCGGAGAATTTGACTCGGCAATCACAAGCCGCGGAATGGATAACAAAGGCAAAGACAAGTTACAAACAGTGTGTTATTAATAATAATACGATTAAAAAAATCATCCGGAGCGATTCAAAATGACAGCTAAAGCAAAAATACTTGACACAACGGTAGGCGAAAACGGCGCAGAACAAGTAATTAATGACCGTTTTTTAAGGGATAACATCCCTTTAAGATTGCACTTTGATGTTGGAAGCGGCGACACCCTGCAAGTACAAGGGCGCGTTGAATCTTCCGATAATTGGGATAATCTTTACACCGTTACTACGGAACAACCCATAGATGTTTACCCAAGCAAACGCATGCGGGTAATCCGTACGGTGGATGGCGGCACGGAAGATTCAGTCTGTTACGTGCAAAACCAATACGAAGCAACTTTAACATTTACCACGCACGAATAAGGTTTAATCATGGCACTAGCTAGAAGATCAATTACAAGACTTCCCGTTGATGTGGATGGCGGTTATTCATATGTTGAGCCGCCGGAAAACTTGGCGGAAAAATTTGGTTTATATGTAGATCCGGTAAATGATATTTACTATTTTGACGGTAAACGCTTTTTAGATCAGGCAGAGTTTTTAACGGCATCCGGTGGTACTGCAATTACAGACGGTTTAAGGTGGCAAAATTACAGTACGCCGGATGCAACAAACTGGATTACCAACGGTACATTTGATGAAAATATAGATTTTTGGGATACCGGAAACGAATCCGCAATTATGAATCATAATGATGTGGACAACACATTACATTATGAACTTAACGGAACACAATATAACGGGCCGTCACAAACCTTTGAAGGTGAAAAAAGCAAGGTTTACAGGATTACCGCAACGATTAGCAAGAAAAGCGGTACACCAAACCCGCAATTGCTTGTCCAAAGTAATGGCATTACATCAAAAAGCGGACTAATTGGCGGCACATCAACCGTTACCTTAAACGGTGTTACACATGAAGATAATGATATAACCGTACGCGCATATGCTAATGTTGGCACAAGCGCAATATTTGAATTAGATAATGTTTCTGCTTATGAGGTTGTGCCGTTTAAGGGTTATGTTCAAGCACAAATATCCGGAAAAATAACGGGCACTTTGCCCGCAGATGTAACAACCCGCCAAACATTAATAGCGTTGGACGCAGATGAAGACAACGCCACACACAAAAGTTATACATACATTGATTTAGAAGGCGGTAAGCTGATTTATAAAAACGGTCAAAAGAAAAACGGCACGGATGCAGTAACAGCAACCGCCATTGACCTTGCAACCGGATTTACAGGGGGCGAAGCATTTGAATTAGATTTTGCTATATTAAATGGATATATTGCCGCCAAGTGTAATGAACAGGCATTAGTAGTTGAAAACGCCGGAACATTGAACGGTGCAGCGCGGATGCACCTTAACCGCCGCGCATCCGGTACGGAATTTGGTAATCAAGATTCAGTATTTGCCTTTTATAGCACATTTACTTTACCGCCTGGCGCCGCACTTAATTTTGTTATACACCACGGCGACTCATACGGTGGTATTAAATCCATTATTGATAATGAAACGGATGCAGTTATTTTAGGCACAAATATTGGTGGATCAACATTGCCGGATGCAGTCACACGCGCATTGAATGTGGCAACTTCTTATGCGGATGACGTAAACACATTTTGGGATGGCGCAGCTAACGGCATTGATGAATTTGGCGGATTTGATTTGTGGATGGCGGAATATCAGAAACTTAAAGATGCCTATGGTGATCGCATTATAGTGATGCCGCCAATCGCAAGGCTTTATACATCTTCATCCGAAAAGAACACAGCCTTTGCAATACAAGCGGCCTTGGCAACGATGTTTGGAGAAAATTATATTGATGCCCAAGCCATTTTTGCCACGCTTGCCACAGGAAGCACGGAAGATCAAAACGCGCTTTCAGAAGGAACGGCCCCGCCTTCCACATTGCCGGATGGCGTACACCCATCAACCGCCGCATATCAAGCCGTGTGGGATGGTGCAACCGGAATACCAGGACTTGGAGCAAGAGTCACAGCGTTATTGGCATAAGAACTTCATAAACCTACCCTAAATAGAAAGCCCCGCGATCCTAGAGAGATTGGCGGGGCTTTCAGCCTTAAATAAATGGTAAGTAAATGTAAGGAAGCTTCATTATGCACACATACATTTCTTGCCGCAAGCTATTAATTAGCATCCGCCCCTAAAAACACCAACTTTTTTGCCCGTAAATTCAATTTCAGCCCCTTCTAATAATTCAAGGGGCACATTGTCACCACATAGATCAAACAACGTGTTGTGCGCGCAAAATTTGGCGTGTTCTGCGCTTATTTCATCCCCCGCCATTTCATAAAATCGTGCCGCATGACTCATATATCGTGCCGCTTTTAATAAACAGTCATTTACCGGATCTATTACATTTAAACTTGTCATATACTTACCTTTCATGTTGTGTGGAAAAATGCACTATTTGCGCTTTTTGACGTTGTTATAATGCACATACTGCGTTAATATAGTCAATAATATTTAACAGAAAGTAAACGCTATGGAGTCATTATCGCCAGAATTAAGGCGCGCCATTATGAAGTATGCCGCAAGCGAATCACTTTCTTTTAACGAAGCTTTAAATGAAATTGCAGCACTTGGATTACAAAAAGCCGCTGAAAAAACACAAAAAACCAGATTTTTTTCATGTTAATAACTACTGTATAAACCTGTTAATAACTTATGGATTATTTGTTTATAAAATTAGAAATTATTAATGCACAGATTTATGCCTAGAGTTATTCAAATGGTTATCCCCACACGTACAGCATTGTTATAAAAAATAAAAACGCATTTTTTTTGAGTTATGCACAACCACAAACAACAACATAATTAAAAAGTATTATTTTATTATGATTATTGTTTGTACCGATTGAGAGGGCTTAAATATTTTTTCTTGTCAGGTGTTATTTTTTCTGTTTTTAAATAAAGGGTGCGGTAGATCAGCTAGGTTAGATCGTTGGTTTCATACACCAAAGGACGTAGGTTCGAATCCTACCCGCGCAACCAAAACGGGTAAGTAAATTATGACATTTCAACAACCGCCAAAAAAATCATGGCATCAATACAAAAAAGTTGCACCCAAGGGCGCTAGGACAAGCGCCAATGGAATCGTTTTTCACAGCAAAACCGAAAAAGACCGCTATGAGCATTTAAGATTATTGCAAATGGCAAAAGAAATTAGCGGGCTTGAAACACAAGTGCGGTTTGATCTTAAATCATTTGGCGAACATCCCTTTATTGTTATGGCCGGCATAAAATGTGCGCATTACACATGCGATTTTTTCTATATTGAACACGGCGCAACGCCGGACGAAGACAGGGTTATAATTGAAGACACCAAAGGTTATATGGATGAAAACAGCAAATTGCGCATACGCGTGTTTGAAGCATTTTATGGGCACAAAGTCAGGATTGTAAAAAAAGTGAAAGGCAAAGGATGGGTAATCAATTAGATCAATGCGTACAAAGGTTTGATAAACGCCTAGACGGTACACAAAGCCGCGCCATATATTCCAAGTGCGGGCGGTACAGGTATTTATTGCAGCGTACATGGGATGATCTTAAACCGCCCCTGATAATGATTATGTTGAACCCATCAACCGCCACGGAAATTGACAATGACCCAACCGTAGAAAGATGCCAAAGAAGGGCTTTTAAAAATGATTATGGTGGTTTAATCGTTTTAAATATATTTGCGTACCGTGCCACAGATCCAGAAGTGATGCGCATACAATCCGATCCGGTGGGGGTTCTGAATAACTATTTTATTGAAGACACCATAAAGCAATTCAGGCACGGGAATAACATTGTTTGTGGATGGGGAACACATGGGCGGTTTAAAGACCGCCAAGCGGTGGTATTAGACCTTTTACACAAAATGGAAGTTGAACCGCTAGCCTATAAATGGACAAAACAAGGGCATCCGCAGCACCCGTTATATGTTGCCTATTCAGAGAAACCAAAACGCTGTATAGAAAAATGAATAAAAAAGGTCAAACAAAAAAGGTTTCTTTATTAGAATCAATAATTAATGTTTTTGTAGGCATTTTTATAGCTTGTTTAACCCAAATGGTTGTATTTCCCTTATTTTCAATAAATATTAGTTTGTCACAAAATGTATATATAGCTTTAATTTTTACGGCAGTTTCTATTATAAGAAGCTATTTTTTACGTAGGGTGTTTAATTTTTTACACGTAAAAGAGATTCTTAAATGATTAAATTTATAGAAAAGTGCAAAAGTGTTAAGTCCATACACACGGTGGGCGATTGCACATTATTGCGCGGTGATTCCATCAAGATCATGCGCGAACTTATACATAGAGGTTTCAGGGCAAAATGTGTGGCATCCGATCCGCCCTACCTTCTTACATCCGGTGGGGGCACTAATCAGCCTATGGCGGGTGTATTTTCAAAAGACCAGTATGACAACGGGGGGCATTTAGTGCCTTGTGACATAGATTGGAATGATTTTATGCCCCTGTTTTACGAGATAATGACCCGCGGGCATGCCTATGTCATGGCGAATAATCGCAACGTACAACCAATGTTAAATGCCGCAGAAAAAGCGGGGTTTGGGTTTCACAATTTGCTTGTATGGGATAAATGCACAGCGACTCCCAATCGGTGGTATATGAAGAATTGCGAATTTACCGGATTATTTTATAAAGGCAAAGCACAGCAAATAAATGATTGTGGCGCTAAAGCTTGCATAAGATATCAGCACACAGATGTTTCAGATCATCCAACGGAAAAGCCTGTTAGTCTTATGCGCTATTATATTGAAAACAGCACGGATAAAGGTGATATAGTCATAGATCCATTTGCAGGAAGCGGCACAACGGGCGTTGCATGTATGCAATCTGGGCGCAAGTTTTTAGGCATAGAAATGGATGAATCTTTTTACAACACGGCATGCAAGCGCTTAACCGCACAAAACCAGAACTTACAGGCAAATTTATTATAAAAATGCATTTAATGCGTTTTTTATGCTTGCAAACATGCAAATAGTGCGTTAATGTCTATTTATAAATTAAATGGTAAGGAAATAATCACAATGACACACACAAAACACACACCCGCGCCTTGGAGTGTTGAAGGTAGGATTACAGGAAAGGGCTTTGATCGTTCAGCTATTGTTGCAAAAACATTAATAGCTGAAGTTTATTCAGAGGCTTTTAAGGACATTGAAAACGAAAAAGCCAACGCCCACCTAATAGCCGCCGCCCCTGATATGTATGAGGCTTTAAAAGCTTTATCAGATTATTACGAGTTGCCTGTTAGTCAATCTTGTTTGGATGCAATCAATAACGCCCTAGCAAAAGCGGAGGGGAAACAATGTCAAACATGAGTTATTGTAGATTTAGAAATACGCTTGGTGATTTAAAAGATTGCCGAGATTTTATGGACGATGATGTGTCCGAGGAAGAGGCAACAGCAAGAAAGCGTTTAATTGAAGTTTGCGCGAAAATTGCAGATGATTACAGACATGAAGTGGAGAACTAATAATGATACACGGCACAGAATATTGGCGCAAACAGCGCAAAGGCTTAGATTGGGCACAGGTCATTATTGCCGCCGCCGCGGTGGGGATGTTGGGACTCTTTTTTGCATGCCTATACATCACAATAGCTTTTATTCACGTATTAATGCACGGTGGGTGACATGAGCGAGAAAATTACAACCATATATGAAGTTAAGTTTTTTAATCATTTAGGTGATTTGATAATGGCATACCAAAGGCGCGCCGCAAGCGAACAAGCCGCATTAATATTATGTCAGGCAGAGCAAATTAAAAACGGGGCGGATTACCACGTTTACAGAGTAAGGAAGTTATAGATGCCAAGACATAGAGACATGCAAGAGCGCGTACGCGTTGATTATGACGAAAACAGGGGGCTTTCAAAGTCCGGCTTGGCGGTGCATTTGGTAATTAACGGAAAGTCTTATTTTTTTCCATTGTCATGCACTACGGTTTATGAGAAACGCAACGTCATTTATATGCCAGAAAGTATGGCAGTAGAAAAAGGACTTGTATAATGTGGGGGCCGCTTTCTGCAAAAAAAGACTATGCCAAGATCAAAACGCTTACTGATGATGAAAAGGCACAAATTACATGGCACAACGTACATGATTATTGCCCCGACGATACATTACTAGCCGCGTCTTTTAATGGGTATATGAAAGTTTGTAAAAGAAAAGGCATGAAGCCATATGAAGCCGTAGTGTGTTTTTTTGATTTACACAAAAACCCACCTATTGAAGCCCAAGAGCATGACGCAGTGGACATAGTAAGAAGTATAATTATGGGTAAAGGTTAATGACAGAAAACTTAAAGAGATGCCCCGAACAGAATCCCATTATGGTGCAAGCTTGGTGTGATTGCTTGGCATGGGCATTATTACAGCCGGAAATTATGAAGCAGTTTGAAAGCTGCACAGGGAAAAAATTCATTATTGCCACAACCCTATTGGAAAAAGCAATTGATGAAGCCGCGGGCATACCCGAACACAACATAGAAACCATGCACAAATTTGTTGATTGGTTTAACAAATATATTTGGGGCGATCCGGAAGTGAAGAAAGAACACACATGAACATAACTATTGTTAGATGTTGCACAGCATGGTTAGGAAGCATGCATATTATAAATAACCAGTATGTGTTTTATTTTTCATGTTGGTTATTTGGAAAGCGTTATCATTACAGCAAGGTAAAAAAATGATTCTAAAAAGCATACCGGACAAGTGCCCCGAAAAATCAATGCACATGGCGGCATTGTGGGTTTCACATATAAAACGGGCTTTAAAAACCCAACATTTGATTAATGAATTTACAACGCAAACAGGCTTGATTTTAATTTATAAGCGCGGGGCGTTTGATGATTATATTTTTGAAGAAGCCAGTTTAAGAAAGGAAACATCATTAAGTAAATTTATTGATTGGTACAACAAAAATTATTGGAATATATGCCAAGGAAGCGAGGTTTTATGTACGGATTAGAAACAAGCACAGCTATAAAAGACGATATGGGGCAAAATAAAGACCTGTTATCAAATGTTCAGCGCGCCCTTATGGATTACAAGGCAAAGTCAGAAAGAAGCCCTAGAAACCCTGAATTTAACGCATTAATGTTATCCCCTTTGCGCTTTAATGATCTAAAATCCGCAGCGGAAAACCGCGGGCTTGTGAAAAAAGAACAGCCATTAACCTGTATAGACACGCTTGCAGGAATAAAAATTGAAGTAAGTCATTTTGTGCCGGATAACAGGCTTTTGATTATGAACGGCCCTTATGTTGTTGGCGTGATAAATATTGAGGAATCAGAATGAAAACCATTGAAATTATTTTAATCACTTTTTTTGTGGCTTGGATGTTATCCAGTTTATTTGCGCTGGTATGCATAGCCCTTGGCGGTTTTTATCCCTACATCCTGCCAACTGAATCAAAATACTACATCATGGCGGCATGGATTCATGTGGCGTGGCACGGGGCCGGCATATGCGGACTCATATATTGCGTTGTGACCGGAATTAAACACTTAATAAAAATGGAAGAATAAAATGGCACAAAATAAGGCAGATCAGGAAAAAACCGATCCACATTTTAAAGCCGTACCGCTTATGCAAGCGGGCAAAGATTATTGGGTTTGGAGTTTAGAAAAAGGGCGGGTGCTTGAATGGGGGCATAGGTTTGATGAAGGCATAGGTTACAGGGTTTTCCTGAAATATGTTGATAGTTTTGCAACTTGCGCCTTTTACACATCACAGGTACGCAAATTGGCACACCAAATTGAAAAAAACGAAGTAACCCCACAAATATTGCAGCTTGCGCCAATATTAAGGCAGTTGGCAAATGATGTTGAAAAGCTAAACAAGCTATGGGCAAAAAAAGGTTGTCCAGATCTGCGTATAGATCAACTTGCAGAAAAAACGGGGGAAATTGGGCATGCATGAAGATACATATGATTATATTGATTGTGCATGGTTGGAGAAATGAATGTGGCCACATCAATCACTATTCAGACATGAGACAAGAAGCATCAACAGATTAACCCGCCGCAAGGCACAACGAAAGGAAGAAAACAAAATGGTCATGATTAAAGATGAAGGAAAGACGATTGTTGTCAGCATATTAGGGCCAGAAGACGATTACTCAACCGGACTAAAAATAAAAGCCGGCATTTTTCCAGAGAAAGTCATTGTAAAGCAAAGACAAAAAGACGGAGACATAAAGCACGTCGAATATTTTAAAAAAGACTAACCCCTCTTGCGATGCCCTTTTTCGGAAGGTCATCTTTGGATGGGCAACCGTGTAATGACGCTGTACTTTTTGAAGGCAACATCGCTTGGTGAGGTATTGAGGCACATGTAACCCTCTTACAATATCCAAGGTGCGCTTGATAGAACGCGGGAAGATGAGTAACCCGCCCCGTCCTTCAACATTAGAAAAGAAAAAAGATGAAAGTAACCCCACTTCTTATGCGCCCGCCATTGGTCAAAGCCACGTTTGATGGACGCAAAACACAAACCCGCCGCTTGATTAAGATTAACAAAAGAAACGAATGGCTATTAAATAGCGGGTTTGATGACAGCTTTATATTTCATCCAGAAAACCACATTAATGATTACAGCCCATACGGTGGGGCGGGTGATTTTTGTTATATTCGTGAACCCGTTTCAATTATGACCCTTTCCGTTGACGATAAACCGCCGCAGGAAAGATATATTTATAAGGTTTGCAATCCTGTCAATAAATACACGGCGGATTTGTATGATGAAGAAGTAAAATTAAAATTTACACCATCCATACATGCCCCGCGCAGAACATCAAGATTAACAATCCAAAACATTAGGGTAAGAGCAGAACGCTTGCACGATATGACGGATGAAGATGCAATAGCGGAAGGCATAGAACATAGCAGATTGCATGAGCCTTTAAAGGTTTATGCCGGATTGTGGAACTCAATTAATACGGCGCCAGGCACACGGTGGGAAGATAACCCCCTTGTATGGGCAATTTATTACACGCCAATTTTTAAAAACATAGACGAGGTTTTAAATGCAAATTGAAATCAAAAAAGATCAATACAATCAAAGCGAAGCTAAAATTTTAGATGATAACGGAAAAGAAATTTTAATACCTTTAACGTCAATGCAAATTATAGTAAAGCCCGAAGGCATTGTGTGTGAAGCCACTATAGCATGTATAGAAAAGGTCAATGCAACTACTGGTGATATAGATTTTTATGTGCCAAATGTCGGGCAAATATCAAGTATTGTTACAAAAGAAGGCAAGAAAGTTTCCTTATGCGGAATTAAACCACTAAAAAATATTAACAATTAACCCTAAAAAGAAAGGTAAGTAAAATGCAGGATAACACAAACAAATATGAGCAAATGAACTTGGATTTAGAGCCGATCAAGCTTGAATGTGATTCAGGGCAAAAACAAAAATTCCAGTTTCATAGGCAATCGGGGCATTACGTGCAATGCCCATGCTGCAAAAAGAAGTATAATGAAATCTATAAGCGCCATTTATACAAAGCAATAGTGCAAGGGCTTTCAAACCTATATCATGGGCGGGGCAGCACATCATCAATTGGAGACTTTGCCAAATTGCGTTATTGGGGCTTCATAGAGAGGGATAAAACAAAGAAGCGGTGGAAGATAACAGAAAAGGGGAAAAACTTCATACAGGGACAAATATCAGTGCCTAAAACCGTTTTTATTCAGAACGGTGTTAAGTTGGGTGAAGATACCGAAAACCAAGTAACCATTTATGACATAAAGGAATAAAAATTATGAAACATAAAAACCTGAATATGATTGGAATGAGCGCCATGGCAATGGCTATGGCATCAGATACATTAACAGCGTGTGCCCCAAGCAAGCCGCAAGGCGGATATACACCACAGCCGCAACGGTGGGGGCATAAATTGGATAAATACATAGTTGCCGGCCCCCGTAAAAATGTGCGTGGTACGTTTGTAAAAAATCCTAAACAGGCACAGCAAATGCGTGATATGCACGATAATTGGAAAAGTAAAAAGTTTAAAACTTAATAAGGATTTACATTATGACAGCAACAAAAAAGAAAATTTCAATAGAAGCCCGCGCAGATGAATGGCTAGACTCTGGTAATGTGGGCGCATCTTCAAGATGCATCTATCAGTTTATGCGGTTTGGCGGCGTGGAGTCCTGCCATTATCCACATGATGCCGCAGATTTTGGCAGATGTTTGGAACTGTTAAAGCAAGTGCCGGAATGGGAAACCAGATTAGGTGAAATGGCAGAGTTGCCAGGACATAACGGCAAGATTTGGGAAATGATTGCCGTTAATTACTTTGAATTGAAAGAAATTTATCTTCAAGATCAGGGCACATTTAATGAGTTTTATTGGAAGTTGTTGCACCCGATTGAAAAGAAAAGCGGCAATGTGTTTAATCTGGAAGGCGGCAAAGTATCAATGGGTGTATCATTTAAGACCGAAAACATAGGGCATAATGCCGCCACGGAGTCCGCGCAGGAAGTTGGCGGTGTGGCCGGTGAACGCCTTAGATCATTTATTGAGCGCGTGGAACGCCTAGACGAAGAAAAAGCCGCGATAGGCGAAGACATAAAAGAGGTTTTTTCAGAAGCCAAGGCGGTTGGGTTTGATGTTAAAACCATGCGCAAAATTATTAAATTGCGCAAGATGGATACAGAAAAGCGGCGTGAAGAAGACGAATTATTAGATTTGTATATGGCGGCAATAGGCATGCAGCGTAGCTTTAATTTTTAAACCTGATAAACTGGAAAGATAAGTACATGACAGCATTAAGAAAGCCCATGATTAAAGACCCGAAAGACGCATTTTTTATACCGCCCGTGCCACAAAGACCAAACCCGCCGCCGCCCATTAATCAGGAATATTGGGCTTTAAAATGTTTGCTTTCCGACTCCGTTTGTGTAAGCATAAACAAGCAGTAGTAATATTGTTTTTTAGAACGTCACACTCTTGCCCCGCTTTTTGCGGGGCTTTTTTGTGCCCGTTCACATACAAACAAAAACGCACTTGGTGCATTATAACCCCCGTGTTATAGTGCATTAAATACATGAAAGGTAAGGAAATGATATCACAAAAATATAAAGAAACATTAAGAGAAAGCCATGCTTTAAATCCGGATTGGGGCACAAGCGCCAAAAACCATGCACAACCAGTACATGCACTTATTGCCACACATCATGCAAAAAGCGTTTTAGATTATGGTTGTGGCAAAGCGGCATTGGAAGAATCGTTAAAGTTTTGGAAAGCGGAAGTTAAATTTACAAACTATGATCCTGCAATTCCGGATTTTGAAGAAAAACCACATGGTAAGTTTGATTTGGTTACATGCATTGATGTGTTGGAGCACATAGAACCCGAATACATACATGATGTATTGCAGGATATAGCCAATTATATAAATAAGGTTGGATATCTGGTTATATCAACCCGCAAAGCCATACATATATTGCCGGATGGACGGAACGCACATTTATTGGTTGAAAGCTTTGAAACATGGGAAGCCTTGGTAAATGAATTTTTTGAGATAGTGCAAAGCCATGATTTTAAGCATTGCCATGAAGCACGATTTATAGTGAAGCCATTAAATGCAAATAGTGCATGATTTATGCTTGAAGTAATGCATTAATTGCGCTAGTCTATAAAAAATAAGATGGTAAGAATATGAGTTTAGAATTTTCAGAAAAATATGGATATGATTTTGGCGAAGATGTGCTTGATTTGGCATATTTTACTTATAACAGCGCAATAGATCAGGACATATACAATGTGGCATCATTAATTGTTTATGCTAGAAAAAATAACACCCATTATAATAACCATGACATAGCAAAAGCACTTGTTTTGGACAAAAATTATATTGAGTTAATTCAATATATATTAGCGGGCGTAAAAAGATTTAAGGCATTTACATATGGTACATCACCCCGCGGACTCTTTGTCGATAACCTAGAAGAAGCACAAGAGTTTTTAAATGTTTTTGAAGATCATTATTTATTGGAATGGGGGATAAATATCCATGAAAGCACACAATTTATAACACAAGAAAGGTAAGTAAAATGTTAGATAATCTTATGCCTTTAATCGGCAATTCCTATAATCAGGAAAAAGTAAAAAAAGAACGTGAATTGGTAATGAATCATTTGCCAGTAAGCGAAGATGAATTTGAAACATCAAAATTGTTAATACAATTTTCACATGATGGATCGGCAAAAACGTTTACTTATGACCGGACGCCTTTTTTAGAGATTAAGCGCCAAGCCGTTGCATCCGTAGATAATGAGGATTCCAGTTACAGCCTTATAGAAAAATTTTCTGTTACGGTACTTTAAATGTTGACTTTTACAAAGAAGCTTGAAAGCAAAGCGGAAGCCCTTATACGTGTGCAAAACCACATGAATTTAGGCAGTTTTTACGCATGGGGGCATCACTTCCATTGTGGGCGCGGTAGCCCGTGCGGTGTGATGTATCATGGTTGGTTAAGGGAAGATGAAAGCATAACACAGTGTGTAAAAAAAGCAGAAGAAGTGCATGGCATACCGTCAATGGTGGCAGGGCTTTTAAACCACTTTTTTGCCGCGCTTTCCTGTTTACCGGATAAGGGCGTATCACAATTATTTGTGCAGCAATTTTATGAAGCTATACCGGAACGGGTGAACCTTAGAAACGTGCCATATGACCTGATTTTATACACGTTTGACCATGCCAAATTTTTAAAGGAATATGCAAGCGAAGATGCCAAGAGAGTGCTTTTATATGCCCCTACTATCATAGAGAACATGAAAAAGTATTTAGATCAAACAGACCAGATCAAGGCACTTTATGAGAGTGAATTAATCAACTATCCAAATTATTATAAGGGCAACGACATAAACGCATTGCGCAAGCTGATTACGCCGGATGGCATATTAACAAATGCTAAATTACATTATTATCTGGATTTTATTTGTGCTGGCCCGAACGCTAAAAAACCCGCCCGCGATAGATGGGAAAAAGAATATGAATTGGCACAAGTGTTTTTAAGGTTAATTAGGGAGTCATAATGAAATCAGAAGAATTAATAAATTTCCGGCTTATGGTTGGTTTATCACAACCAAAAATGGCAACCGCCCTTGGTTACAGCTTGCGCAGTTATCAGAATTTTGAAAGCGGCGCAACGGAAATACGCAACGGGGTGGGTTTGGCGTGTGCGGCATATGCGCTTGGCATTCGGGAATATGACGGCCCCCGCGCCGTGGAAGATTGGCAAAAAACAAAACAGAAAGGCAAAAAATGAGAATTGGCAGCATATCATTCATAGAAGACAGTAATGCAGAAATGTTTTTTGAACGCCCTTTTATTGGAGAAAGCAAAACTTTCCAGTTAGATTGCTTATATGACATTTTAAATGATGCAACCGCGGCAATAGAATATATGAACGAAAATAATTGTACATTTGAAGAATATATAGCCCGCACAGAAGAAGAAAAAACAGGAAGTCTAAATTTTCAATTACACAGACGGAAACATAAAAAATGACTATAGGAATCACAAAAACAGAATCTTTAATTAAACATGGTTACGCGCCTGGCGAATATATGTTTTGGTGTAAAACATGCGGCGCAAAAGATATAGGGGATAAAACATCAAAATGTTGCAGAAAATGTGCAACATTTGCCCATATATCAGGTCAATATGCATTAAGAGAACATCAAGAAAGCCATGTAAAAATATTTGAATTTAAAAATGCCCCGCAAGAACTAAAATTGCTTTCATGCAATGGTGGTGATGAAGATTGGATAGCAATTTTACCAAACGATTTTAACGATGGTTTTAGACCTTTTTGGCTTGAAGAAGGCACAAGTTTTGGGTGTTGTTGTGTTGATGAATATGAACACCCTAATTATCCAAACTGTAAAATTCTTATAGGTTGCCACTCATAATGGAAAAGTTATTACAAAAACGAAAAGAGACAACAAAACCTTTAAAATCTAAAGGTTGGAAAGTTTTAATACTTAGCAATAAAGGTGCTTTTTTTTCACCCAAAACCTACAAAACAAAAATGGTATGTGAACAAGAAATAGAACGCTTAAAAAAGCGTCATAAGCATAATGCAGAAGTTTTGGGGCATAGAAAAAATCATTGGAATGGCACAAGCGGAATTATACCGCATGCATACATAGCTTATCCGGTAAATATATAATGGGTATTCAGTATAATATTAATCCGGCAAAAGAAGATATTGCCGCAGCCCGCAAACTTTTAATAGAAACGTTTGGCACTTTGCCAACGTTCGATGCCAGATCGCCAAAAGTAACGAAAATATATGAATTGCTTGTAAGCGCAGAACATAAATTAAAAACAGGTAAGTAAAAATGAAAAACATTATAGAATTTGGAGATTGCCGCGCAATTATGAAGAAGTGGGCACAATTGGGCGTTAAGGTTAATACTTGTGTCACAAGCCCCCCTTATTATGGCTTAAGAGATTATGGACATAGTGAACAAATAGGCTTAGAGTTAAGCCCAAATGAATATGTTAAAAATTTAGTTGAAGTTTTTAGGCATGTAAGAGAAATTTTGCATGATGATGGCACTATATGGGTAAACCTTGGGGACTCTTATGCCGGATCTAATAAAGGGCAATGGCACGGTGAAAGCAAAGACCCATACAACAACAAAACACAGGGTATGAGTCTTGAACGTGTGCCAGCTGGCAAAATTGGATTAAAGCAAAAGGATTTAATTGGCATCCCATGGCGCGTTGCCTTTGCATTGCAAGAAGATGGTTGGTATTTGCGGCAAGATATCATTTGGAACAAACCAAGCCCAATGCCAGAAAGTGTGCGCGATAGATGCACAAAAGCACACGAATATATTTTTCTATTAAGCAAAAATAAAAATTATTATTTTGACCAAGAAGCAATAAAAGAAAAATCTAATACATTTGACAATAATGTAAGGGATAGAGAAAACACCAGACTTAATAATACGCCAGGGCGCACAAAAATGGGTGGCTTAACTAAAAATAATTATGAGTATAAAAACAAAAGATCAGTTTGGACGGTTGCCGCTAAAGCTTATTCAGGCGCACATTTTGCAGTATATCCGCCCGAACTTATAGCACCATGCATATTAGCAGGAAGCCCAAAAGGTGGAATTGTTTTAGATCCTTTTATGGGTAGTGGAACTACAGCATACACAGCAAAAGAAAATTCAAGACATTACCTTGGGTGTGAAATTAACAAAGAATATAAGCCTTTGCAGGATGAAAGATTAATACAAGAGGTTTTATATATATGACCCGCGCCACATCAAATGAAAGAGGATATGGCAGCAAGTGGCAATCATACCGCAAAGGATTCATAAAGCGAAATCCATTGTGCGTGTTTTGTAAAGCGATTGGAAAGATTACAGCCGCCACGGTTGTTGACCACATCACACCACACAAGGGCAATAAGAAGTTATTTTGGGATGAAAAAAACCATCAAGCATTATGCACTAACTGCCATGATAGCCATAAGCAGAGAATAGAAAGATTAGGTTATTCTAATATGGTAGATGATGCGGGATGGCCTATTGATGAAAACCATCCTGTTAATTGTAGATCAAGGCTTGCAGAGGATGGGGGGGTGGTCAAAAAGTGAATTAGGTGCATGCTCCAGACCGGACTGACATCCTTTCTC